TTTTTTGCCTAAAAACAGAGGAGGTGGAGAGCAATGGCAACCAATAAGCGACCGAGAAAAGCGTACAAGCGCATCGGATTCGAGGACAGAAAGAAAATCGAAGCACTGAACGCACAGGGCAAAACAGTAGATGAGATGGCGATGGCAATCGGTGTCCACTCGGCTACCATGTACCGTGAACTCGCCAGAGGTGGAGAACCGTACAAGGCAGAGGTCGCACAGCATTCCATCTAACAGAGAGGAGCAAGTGGAATGGAAGAACTGGATATCAAGACTGCCATACAGATAGCAAAGATACTGGCAGCGGCCCCGGATGAAAGAATCCCCATGATACTGGATGTGTTCAGCAAGGCACAGGTTGACATCAACGGACTTGATGAACTGGCAGAATGGAGAGCACTGGACAAGCAGGCCGCACTGATTGACACAGATACCTTTGTAACAGAACTGACCAAGGGTAAGGAACTAGAGGACGGAGAATACCGCATCAGAGTTCCGGAGTTTAATCACTTCTGTAGCACAAAGGGAGTGAGTGCCAGATACGCAAGGAAGCACCTGTACGAAAGCGGAATGCTTCGAAGCAGCACTGACAATGGCAAAATCAACTACACCTGCCCGGTGCAGGCAACAGATACCAAAAAAACAGAACGATGCGTATGCATCATGCCTAAAAACTGAATACCGAAGAAACACACTGGCAAGCATCGACCAGGATAAAAATCGATAGGTAGGAGCGAGCCGCCGCAGTAAATCGCTCCGGCAGCAGGACATGAGCCTGCATGAATAGCTGTCGTAATTGGGGTAGGGAACGCAGACCCAAGTAAAACAACAACGGTTCGGAGGCAGATGAGAAACACGCAGAGAGAATACCGAGAGCATGGATGCGTGGGTGCGATTTAACACTCGGTAGCGGGGAATGAAAAAGACCGCACTGCAGGCGACTAGTACAGCTACCCCAAAGAATACTCAGGGAGCATGAACGGAACAGTTACTCTTCAAAGCCTTGGAGAACCTGTTCCATGCCAGACCCAAGAAGCCTAGAGAGCATAATGAGGTACTGGTAAAAGTCAAGTAAGTATAAAGGAGAGAGCATATGAAACAGCCAAAGAAACTGACAAGGAATCAGAAAGAGATACTGGTCAAGAAGGGAATGAACCCAGATGACTATATGCTCCATTCAGAGGATGAGAAAGAGATGATCCTCTACAACAGAAAGGAAAAGAGACTGGAAGCAGTCGAGAAGTAAGCAGGAGGTGCATGACGATTTGAAACTCAGTAGGAGACAGAAGCGAATTCTGAAAAGAAAGCTGAAGCGCATAGCAGGGGATGCAGTAGCGGTAATAGTGGGAGCGGGAATGTTTGTCGGATTATTTATCGCATGGGCAAACGAACCGATGCCGGACTGGAGCGAGTACATAGAGGAAAACCACATAGGCATGGTGCAGGTGGAAGGCTCGGACACATGGCTTACGCAGGAAGAATATGAACAGATGTGCAAAGAGCGTGACGCATACAAGGCAGCAGAGCAGGCAGAGGAACAATCCTACTACAACGCAATCCTCCAGAGCACTGAGACACCAGTACCGACAACGACCGCAGCAATCGGCAGTCTGGACTGGGATGCAGATGACTCCTACAGATTAGCGAAAATCGCCATGGCAGAAGCAGAGGGCGAGGACACCGAGGGCAAGGCACTGGTCATACTGGTAGTGCTGAACCGAGTATGGAGCGATGACTTCCCAGATACCATCGAGGGAGTGATCGCAGAGGATACCCAGTTCGCAGCATACGAAAATGGAAGATACGACAGAGTAGAACCGGACGCAGACTGCTACCAGGCACTGGAAATGGTGCAGGTAGAACACTGGAATGAGAGCCGGGGAGCGACATACTTCGAGAGAACCACGGATGAAACCACATGGCACAACACCACACTGAAAAAATTATTCACACACGGCAACCACACATTCTACACGGAAGAGTAAATGAACGGTCGCAGGAAGGGGAAGCAAGCATGGACAATATAACAATGTCGCTCGGAATTTACTTCGAGGTAAAGGACGCAGAGATATATGGTGGAGAAGGCACAGTCGGATACGCAGCAACGATTGTAGATATTTCACTCAGCGGATTACAGAAGGCTGATTTCACGAAATACGCAGAGAGCCAGAAGGAAGGCATGGCGCAGTTCTGCCACGTCCCGGTTGAAAAGGTAAGAGTAATATCCAGAGACGAATACGAAGAAAACACGGACTAACAGGAAGGAAGTAACCAACAATGAAAATGGCAATGAAGGACGGACAGATACTCATAAGAGAAGCAGACAATGTCCAGTTCACAATCATAAAGAGTTGGGGAAAGATGAAGTGGAGCAGGCAGACGCAGACACTAAGCGGACCGGCTGACATCGAACTGCTGAACAGACTGGCAGGACTGGTAAACTTGCCACCGTCCATCGATGCAGAGCGAAAGAAGCTGAACGAAGTAATGGCAGCAGTCGACCGGGAACGCATGAACCCGAAGCCAGAGCCACTCATCCCACCGCCAGTCAAGGTGTCGCCATTCACGCACCAGGTGCGAGGATATAACATGGCACTCATGACATTCGGACTGGTAGACCCACCGAAACCAAAGGAGGCGGAGAAGTGATACATATTAAGGAAACGGAGATCATCCCACTTCTGAAGGAAGCGCAGACAGAATACTCGCAGAAGATAACTGAGGGCGACCCAAAAGATGTGGAGATGGCAGAAAGAATAGAGGAGGCACTCACACAGGCGATGGACATCGTGTACGACTACCAGAGCATGGCAGATGAGCATAAGCGGATGGTCGAAAAATACGAGACAGAAGCACCAGTAATCAAGAGAGGTATGGACTTTTACTGCTGCCCTGACTGCGGAAAAAGAACCTCCCGAAACCACACGCACTGCCACTGGTGCGGAAAGAAACTGGGGTGGGACAGATGAAGCAGGAAATAACAATGGGGTCTTTGTTCTCTGGAAGCGGTGGCTTTGAACTGGCAGGATCGATATTCGGAATCAGACCGATATGGGCAAGCGAGATAGAGCCGTTCCCGATACTGGTAACCACAAAGAACTTCCCGGAGATGAAACACCTCGGAGATATCAATAAATTAAACGGCGCAGACTTAGAGCCAGTGACCATCATCGCAGGCGGATCTCCATGCCAGGACATGAGCATAGCCGGAAAGCGTGAGGGTCTGGACGGCTCACGAAGCAATCTGTTCCGTGAGCAGATACGGATCATAAAGGAGATGAGAGAAAGTGACAGAGCAGCAGGCAGAACAGAAAAACAGATCAGACCAAGATACATGGTCTGGGAGAACGTGCCCGGAGCATATTCGAGCAACAAAGGAGAGGACTTCCGATGTGTCCTCGAAGAAATCTGCCAAATCTCAGAAGGAAATGTTTCAATTCCTAGACCTCCGAAAAACAAGTGGGGGGGGCAAGGCGCAATCATGGGCGATGGGTATTCAGTCGCTTGGCGAACACTTGACGCTCAATATTGGGGAGTGCCCCAAAGAAGAAAGCGTATCTACCTTGTCGCAGATTTTGGAGGAGACACCGCACCGGAAATACTATTTGTCCGTGAAGGCTTGTCTGGGAATTTTGCGGAGAGCCGAGAAGCGTGGCAAAGAACTGCCGGAGATATTAAGACAGGCACTCATAAGACAGGCGCAGCTGATGTCGAGTGCTATGACATCAGCGACAGGCGCAGAGTAGCAGACAGAAGCGAGGTATCGCCCACGCTCACAACGAAGATGGGGACCGGCGGTAACAATGTACCCATCGTATTAGAAAACCACCCACAGGACAGCAGAGTGACGATAGCAGAGGACGGTAACGTACCAACGCTGACCAGTCGCATGGGCACTGGGGGGGGCAATGTGCCACTCATCCTCAGCCAATCACATTGCAGATCAGAAGCGGATGCGAGGGAGGAGGTAAGGGAGCATTGATGCAGACAGATAAGAGTGCAACGCTCAGTACACACAATACGCAGACCTTATTCGATCCAATCCCGATAGCAGACAAGGCGACCCGATACAAGGGCGGCGGAGATACCAGAAACAATGACGGCTCTGCCAATGGACTCGGCATCGGAGAACCGGGAGCACCTGCGAACACGCTCACGGCCGCAGACAGACACGGAGTAGCCTGCTTCGCACAACAAGCAATCGGGGAATATGAGGAATCGGAGAAAGCCTCCTGTCTGAAACGCAGGGATTATAAGGACAGCACCGACCTCATTCTCTGGGAGTACATCATCCGCAGGCTCACACCATTGGAATGCTGCAGACTGCAAGGCTTCCCAGATAACTGGGCAGAGGAACTGGGGATACCAGAACCAACGCCGGAAGATATCGATCACTGGCGAGAGGTGTTCCGAACGCAGATGGAAGCCATGGGCGAGAGCAAAAAGGAAAAGACAGACAACCAGATCTGCAAATGGCTGAAAGACCCGGAGAGCGACTCAGCCAAATATAAGATGTGGGGCAACGGCATAGCACTTCCGTGTGCAATGTTTGTGATGGAAGGTATCGCCATGATACTAAGTAGGGAGGATACAGATGAGCAGAAATAACAGAGATTACATATCCTGTCGCAACCCCGCAGCAACCAAGCAGCAGGAGGCAGGTTGGAACAGGATGGTGCGAGATTTGGAGCACCGCAAAGCAAAAGAAAATCACAGGAAGGAGGTAAAAACCAATGGCAGAAACGCATAAAGGCTTCGGTCTGCTTTTTGAAATGGGATGTGGAAAGACGCTAACAGCAATCATGATAGCAGGCACGGCTTACCAGATGGGTAAGGTGGAAAAGGTACTGGTGGTAGCACCAACCTCCGTCTGCTCCGTATGGCCCAAGGACTTCGCAGAATTTGCGGACTTTAAGGCGAACATCAAGGTATTGCTCGGAGACAAGAACCGCAGGCTGAAGCTGTTAAACGATCTCGACAACTTCCCATTCAAGGCATTAAAGGTAGCCGTTATCAATTACGAATCCACATGGAGAGAAGGCATCTTTGACGCACTGTATGAATGGAACGCAGACATGATCATCTGCGATGAAAGCCAGAGAATTAAGAGTCACGATGCAGAGCAGTCCAAAGCGATGCACAAACTGGGCGACCAGGCAAAGTACAAACTTATCCTGTCCGGAACTCCGGTGCAGAATAACGCAATCGACCTGTACAGCCAGTACCGCTTCCTTGACCCGACAATCTTCGGAACAAACTTCTATCAGTTCCGAAACAGATATGCCATCATGGGCGGATTTAACAGACACCAGATCGTGGGATACAAAGACCTCGACCAGTTAATCCAGAAAGAGCACTCCATCGCATACCGAGTGACCAAGGACGAAGCACTCGACCTGCCGGAGCAGACATTCCTGCAGAGATACATAACGATGTCGGCAAAGGAAAAGAACATCTACGACCGCATCAAGCGTGAGAGTTTCGCAGAACTGGAAAGCGGCGGGCAGATCAGCGCAACGACCGTGCTGACAAAGCTGCTTCGCCTTCAGCAGTTCACTGGTGGATTTTTAGTGGCAGACGGAGAGGAAAAGCCGGAACTGGTCAGCAAGGGCAAGCTGAACGCACTGGAAGAAATCGTGGACGATTATGTGGTGGACGCAGGAAAGAAACTGGTAATCTTCGCACGTTTCAGACCGGAGATAGACATCATCGGGCAGATGCTGAAAAAGAAGAAACTCCGCTACGGAGAAATCTATGGAGATGTGAAACTGGAGGACAGGGGCGACATCGTCAAGGACTTCCAGACGAACCCGGAAACGATGGTATTCCTCGCACAGATCGATACTGCAGGACTGGGAATCACACTCACGGCCGCAGACACCTGTGTGTATTATTCGGTCAACTTCAACTATGCAGCATATAGTCAGAGCCTTGCCAGAATCCACCGTATCGGGCAGAAGAATGCCTGCACTTATATCCACCTCATCACAGAGGGAACGATAGACGAAGTGGTGCTGAAAGCACTGGCGAAAAAAGAGGATCTGGCAAAAACAGTCGTAGATACATGGAGGGATTATTTCTAATGGGTGGACGCAAATGGACAGATGAAGAACTTGTCCTCCTGGAAGAACTGACAGAGAAGTACCCACTGGAAACAGTGGCAAGACGGCTGAACCGAACCAAGGAGGCGGTGTTTCTAAAGAGACAGCGCATCGGGATAGGCGGATACATGGCGAACACAGATATGCTCACCAGAAACACCGTGTCGAAGATTCTTGGAATAGAAAACCGAACCCTGCAGTACTGGGAGAGAAAAGGTCTGAAAAGCTACCGGAAGCGACCATACGTGATGTACCGACAGGAAGATATCATCAAATACATGAGAGAGCACCCAGAGGACTGGAACGCAGCCAGGGTAACAGACGACACAATGTTCATGCGCTACGACTGGTACAAGGAAAAAAGAAAAAATGATATATCACGCAGATACAACTGGACAGGAACGGAAGTCCGAAGGATGCAGCACCTCAGACACGAAGGATATTCCATAAGGGAAATCGCAGAAATGATGAACCGCTCGGAATCGAGCATAAAATACAAACTTTACAGGAGGAGCAACAATGGCAGCACTTGATGCAAAGACAGTAAATGCAAAGAGCGTGGAAACGGTAAAACTGAATTGTATTCAGAAAGTCAGTTCTGCCAATAACAAAAGATTATGGCAACTGAATAAAGCATACAGGGAAGCCGAACACGATCTCCAACTCATGGAATCAATTGGTGCAATCTCAAAAAAGGAAGTGGAAGAAACCATGGATAAAATGAGATTTCACTATGTAAAACTTGGGTTGGAAATGAGGGATGGCTATGAAGATTGATATTTTCAACGCAGAAGAAAAATACGACATCCTCTACACGGACCCACCGTGGCAGCAAGGCAGGGGCGGAAAGAAAGCGGCCAGACCGAACAGCACCGGAACAACAGTACCATACGAGACAATGGACGTCCCCGGAATTATGGAACTGCACCGCTATGTCACAAACGAACTCATGAATGAAAAGCACAATGTATTCATGTGGACGATAGACAAGTACCTGCCGCAAACAGAGGAAATCATGAGCCTGCTTGGATATAAACTCCACGCAAGGCTGATATGGGATAAGGGCAACGGACCGGCACCCGCCTACACGGTGCGCTTCGCACATGAGTACCTGCTCTGGTTCTACAAGAAGGGAAATATCATCCTCCCAGACAAGGACAAGCGTGGAGCATTCTCCACGGTACTCAGAGAAAACAGCAAACGGCATCACAGCCAGAAGCCGGAATGTGCCTATCAGATGTTAGAAACATTTTTCCCACAAGCAAAGAAACTGGAACTCTTCGCAAGGGCGGAGCGTGACGGTTGGGACCAGTGGGGAAATGAATTATAAAACCAAAGGAGGAGCAACAACATGGAAACAGTCACAACATTAGACGACAAGGTCAGAGCCTTCAAGGTACTGCTCGACAAGAAAGATGAATTAGCAGAGCAGACCAAGGCAAACAATGAGGAACTCAAAAACCTCGAACAGGAAATCGCACAGCAGATGGTGGACGAGGAAAAGCCG